AAACCTATAACTTCCTGCGTTGCTGGTGTCGGCATTGTTAACCAGTCAGTTGGTCGTGTCCACCCAGCACTTGTTGCTCCAGCAGAAATAGGTAATTTAAAAGTTCCTGTTGCCATTAGTTATAAATATTTACGGTTACAGTTATATTTCCAGTTGGTGCATTTGTTGAATATATTTTTACATATCCAAAAAATGACTGAGTTGCTGGTAAAATTTCAGCAGTTTTAACAATTGATATACTTGCATTTGCTGGTATTACATCAACAATACTTGTATCTAATATATTTGCATTTGAATAACTATATTCATACAATCCACTCACTAAAGACCAACCTCCAGAAGTCAATGTAACTGAATTAACTTGTACTACATCAACAATTCCACTTTGTAATTGTCCTTTTGGTATTTTTTTTGTTCCGTTCATTATTATACAGGTATTTTTAAAATATTCATATTTAAATCGGATACTATTACGTTGTTAACGCTTGAAGTATTTCTAACAAATAACTCAATATAATCGTTTGCAGTTAATTCAACAACGCATTGAGTACCTCCAAATGATGGTGTACTACCCGCTGAGCAAAGAATAGTCATTTCGCTTTCGCTTATATTAGTTCCGTTTTTAGCTATTACGATATTAATTGTCTGAGTTGAAACAGAAGTCCTAACGTTGCAATTTACATTCACAAAAAAACTTTGTGTAAATGCGCCTGTATATGTTAATCGGTTTGAACTTGGCGAAGTGAATTTTGAGTTCGCAGTACTTGCCGTGGTAGTTCCTGCTACTTTAAAATAAGAAGCCGTTCCTGTTATTGCCGTTGCCGTTGTATTATCCAACATATGCAAAAATCCACGTGTTGAAGTATTTGTAATTCCTACGCAATTAGAAAATAATGCTTTATTAGAAGTCGCATCAAATCCGCTGATATAAGTACCGCCACCGCTAAAATTTACAGTATCTAAAATATATTTTTCGTCGCCTACAGTAGCCGAACTATTAAAGTTTACCCCTGTTTCGCCTGACAAAGTTACAAATGACGAATAGATAATTCTCAAACGTCTGCTAACGGTACACGTTGATAAAACGGTAATAGCTGTTTTAGTACTTGCTGTATCAAATAGGCAGTTACTAAAGGCTATCGTTCCTATCGTTCCATCAAATATAAAACCGCCACTATTTAACAAGGCGCTATCCCCCACAACAAAGTTAGTGTAGTTTTTAATCGTTCCACCACTTGCACAATTTAATAAATTAACCCCGAACCAATCTAGAGCAGTTGTAGTACCATCGCCTTGAAGATCAAAAACCAAAGCATGAGTGAAAGATATGTTTCTAATTGGTAAAGAATAAACCGAAGTAACTAAAGCCGTTGCGCTACTTAAACCTGTTGAACTAATCGAGCAATTTTCAGAGGACCAACCTACAATAACAGTATCCTGACCGCATACCAAACGAGATCCTAATAAATCAATATGTTTTAAAAATAAGTAAGTATAACCGCCTGTTAATGTAATTACCCCACCTACTGCGCTTGGTAAATCACTTAACTCATTTACCTCAATAAATTCTGCGTGATTGCTTTCATAATCAAAGGCATCTATTTCCGCTTTGGTATAATAATCTAAAACACCTGCTACCGTTGGTGTATAAAGAATATTTACTTTGTCGCCACTTTCCAAAGTATCTACTATTGTAAGTGTAGTTGTTACGTTTGAATATTGGCTTTGGTTTAATTCTTGACCGTTAACAAAGACCGCATAAATTGCGCTTGGAGTATCCGATAGGGTAAAATCCTGTGAACTTGTATAACTAAATTCCTGACGTGTGAATGGTACACCTAAAGAAATTGCCTTATTTTTCCATAATGACGTTGAACTTTCATAGGTTAAAACTTCATCATTTGCGGGACTTGTTAAAAGCACATCGTGAATTTCTTTTAATTCAAAACCATTTTGTACATTAATGAATATTTCGCCTACGGTTGCGCTAACTCTTGAAACTACACCAATATAAACTAAGTGTGCAGGTGCTACAGGTTTACTCGCTAATCCAAAAATTAGGTTTCCTGAAGTTCCTAACCAAACAGGGTCGCCTACTGTAGCAGCTGAAGTATTTAAACCTGCTAACAAATCAAAGGTAATAACGTTAACAATATCATTTGTTACCCCTGTAGTCTCTAATAATCCTAATGTCTTACTACTTGTAGCCTCAGTTGCGTTTGATGCCTTAGAGACGATTATATTCGTACCATTTGCATCACTTATGTAAACCGCTTGACCTTTAGAGATATTTTCTGAAAGTTTTACCTGCGTTTGAGTACCACCGCCACCACCGCCACCAGTACTTTCAATGATTGGATTTAGTGGATCGGTATTATCTACGGTAATATTCGCACCTGCTACAACTGATTCTAATTTGATTCCGTATAACTCGGTAAAGTTTGCATTTGCTTTTTGTTGCGAAGCTCTTAAAGTATCTCCTGTTCCGTCATTTGCCGCTGCTCCTACATTAACTATTTGTTGTGCCATTCTTTTTTAAATAGATTTCTAATTTTGCAATAGTTTTTTTAGCCTCACGCTCTTTTTTATCTTTAGAATCCGAAGTCTTGGTCGTTATCATTGTAATTATTTTGATTTTTCAAGCCTGTGAAACCGTCTGTATCTATAAACCATGAACCTTGATTTTGTTTCTTTGCAGGTGTTACCGTTCCAGCTGTGTATGCGTAATATTCAGGAATTAAATTTAATGATAACCATTTTTCCATTCTTTGGCAATACATTTCAGCTTTTGCCCTTTGGTTTTCAACTAAAAAATCAATCTCGCTTTTATCTACTGCCGTGCCGTTGCTTGGAGCGTGTCTATAAATCCCACCGTTTGAAACCTGATAAGCACCGACCTTTAAGTATTCTAACGTGCTTTGGTGGATTAAAAAAGGTTTTACATACTTATTGTACAAAGTCAAATAATTGCCCGCTAAATCGTTGTTTTCAAAGTCCTCTTTTAGTTTTTCGTATAATGTTTCGCCTAAAGTTTCCTCTAATTTAGATATTTGAGCGTCTATAATACAAAATTTGTATCTGTCTACATCGATATTCCCACCTAATAAGGTATTTTCTGTGATTTCGTTATCGTTTAAAAGTATTGTTTCCATAATTATCTCATATCATGAGGCGCAATATACGCTTTAGGGTTAATAGTTGGAGCAATCTCGCCCGCTTTTCTAACGTCGGCTGCTGTTGAAGGCTGTGCAGCTGTATTTTTACCTGATCCGATTTTTCTATACATTTCTCTCATCCAAAAATGTTTACAAGTTCCGTGCGGAAATTCGTCAGAAAGTAAGCCACCGCCCTTCCATAATAGTACGTCGTACGGCTGATTTGGGTTTGGATGCATACCGAAGCCAGGGTTTACATTTTTAGCCGACATACCTCCTAAAGTAGCAGGATAATTATCGCCTACTATATCCTCTTTTCTGTAAAGTTTATTTGCTCTCATCATAGCCTTGCAAAATGCTCTTTCTGGATTTGGATTCCCGCTATATCTATAACGAGTGATGTATAGATTTGTATCTAATTCCGACTTACTTTTTGTTTTTGCTACTCCTGTCGATACTGAATCTAAAGCTACTTTTGTTAAACCTAAAGTAACCTTATTTAAGGTTTCTAATTCTTTATCTAATCGATCCTCTGTGTTAATATCTACAGGATTTGAACTTACTAATTCCCATTCGTTTTCGTCTAAAGTTTCTCCGAAATTAGCTAAGTCCAATTCTATTTCGTCGTATGATCTTTCTTTTACTTGCTTTGCTAATTGAGTCGGAGCGGTTTCTACTGGCTTACTTCTTAACGGAATGAAATCCAAGTCGATAGTATAACCATTTGAATTAAAAATCTGCATTAAACCATCTAAAATAACCTCTTTTTTTGGTTGTATTACGTTAATCATTAATTCGTCAAAAGCCACTTGCAATTCGTCCGCATTATTGCCAAAGCCTGTGTTATCTTTAATACCAAATAAAACAGGACTCACCACTCTATGCGCTAACATTATTTTTTGAGTAGCTTCAGCGGTTAAAAATTCGTATTGTTTATGCGCTTCGCTTACCTCTAATGACGTAACAGTAACAGCATTTTCTTTGTTGTCGTTGTAAGCTAAAATAAATTTACCTGCATTACCTGAACCGCTTAATTTTTCCCTATAAGCGTTTAGAATCTCTCTCTTTTGTTCTTCTGTCCTATCCGCTCCATCGTTGAAGTTGATAATATGACCAAATGATAAACCGTTTTGAATGTGATTAACGCAATAGTTAGCTATTTCTTCCTCTAATTTTGCATAAGGTAAAGACGAGATATAAGTAGGGTCTGAAAAATAAGTCTTTCCTATCTGATAATCTTTAAAAATATAAATTACTGAGCCGTTTTTAACATCCTGTCCAAAAGCATCAATCGGTAATGGCTCATATTTTCTTGGCTGTGAAAAATCACGTGAGTACCAATACATATTTATATCCCCTTTATCGTCCATTTTATTAGGTACAATACAATTTTTAGGAGTGTGTTTTATTTGGACTATCTTACCGCCTTTATAGA